TTGGATCACGCTATGAAGATGTCGGACGGCACATGGGATCGTGCAGATGAGAAGTACGCCGACCTGCCTCACGTGTGGTTTGAGGGCACCGTCTACAACCTGCACGTGCTGTCTGATGATCCAGCGGATAAACATTACATTCTGTTCAACGGCGACGTGGCGCACAACGTCAAGATCGTCTAAGGGGAGACATGGCGACCACGAATCCGTATAAGTACGCCTACCCGGGTCCACCGTTCAATTGGCTCGGGCATGTCTCCGAAACTCAGTTCAAAGCCTTTCAAAGTTGGTACACAGCTTTGAATATCAGTGCGCCCGCGTCTTCCGCCGCCACGTCTCCCGGAAGCACGAGCACAAATCCCGCCGCCCCGCCGGGCGCGGGAACCACCACTCCCATAACCCCACAGTCGAATTCGTCAACCACCAATGCAGCGGCTCTGGCTGCGACCATCGTCAAGAATTTCGAAGGATTCAGTGCAACAGCATATCCCGATCCTGCGGGACAGACGAAAACGTATTCCATTGGGTATGGGCATCAGATTGTTCCGGGTGATGGGCTTTCTACGTCATCGGTAGTGACGATGGATCAAGCGAATACGCTTTTGATGTCCGACCTGTCGGCGTCGATCAATACCGTCAACAATTCCGTAATGTCGCCGACACCCTTGGAGCCCACTCAGACGGCGGCTTTAGTCTCGCTGGCGTACAACATCGGCGGCACTGCTTTTAAGAATTCTACACTGGTTTCTGATCTCAACAGCGGCAATACGGCTGCGGCAGCGGCTCAATTTAACAACTGGGTGTACGCTGGCGGGACTGTAAATTCGTCGTTGGTTGCTCGGCGTACACAGGAGCAAGCACTTTTCAGCACGGGCGTCATCCTAAGCAACTCGGGCAACCCGACCGTCAACGCCGCCAATGCCGCCAACAGCGGTGGGTCGATGACCACCCAGCTTCATTACCAGATTCGTGCTCAGCAGTTACGGAAGACCGCAGGAGCTTTGGAACAGTACTACCAAACGGTGAATGAAATCTCGCTAGGCGTGCTGACTCCATCGTTTGCAAAAGCCGCATGGCAACCACCTACGGGCGGGTACTTCCAGTACGCTCATCGGGACGATCACCTACCGATGGTTGCAATGGGGCAGGTCAAGACCTACCTGAAGGATCGGCTCCAACGTCAGGATGAAGCGGTTTTTCACATGAATCATGCTCGCAATATCATTGAAAAGATTGAAGATAAGGCACAATATCAAGCGGATGCTAAGACCCAAATCCCCAACTTAATCGCTCAAATCAACGGCTATTTTGCTCTCCCGCAGTATGCTCCCGTGCTGGTTAAAGATCAAACTGATGTATACCCAACGGATAGCACAACACCCAGATATCGAGTTCACGAACTCGATAATCCGACCATTTTCGAACTCGAACAACACGGTCGTGCTCTCCCGGGAGGTCCAGTTGATCTGAAGGAAACACCACAACCCGCTACTGGCTAGTAGCGAATTTGGATATTAAAACTGTGAAACTATTTGAATGAGGAATAATTTGTGAGGAAATTGAGAAAAGACCTTACGGGTCAACGGTTTGGTAGGTGGACAGTTGAGAGACTTCAGAGTCGTCAACCCACAATCTGGAAGTGTCGATGCGATTGCGGGACTGTAGGGGCGGCGGTCTAATGTCATTCGACTACAACGTTTTGGTAATCGATCCAACCACACAGCAACCCATTGGCGCGTGCGATCACCAACAGAGTTTTGAAAGATACGTTTGCGACTTTAATGATTTTAAGACGTTGCACTACGCCGGGAATACCGCGTTGAATATGCGGGCTCCAATCAACGGCACGGATATGGTTCGGATGTGGATTTCCGAGGAAGAGGTCCGGCAAAATGATCCTACGTATGGGTGGACAATCGTGCGTGACCCAGCCCGACTGGATGCCGTTAACGCAACCGATCAGTTTTACAAGGTCATGTTTGTGAAGCCTGTCCGCCTCGTGGTGCCGTTGATCGAGGTGTCGTACTTAACCTCACAGGGGTACTGCCTGAAGTGTAGTGCCATAGGCTTTCTAAACGATTTTAAGAATGCGTCCTCAGGAAGTTTCGTACGAGTCACCCAGCAGGTAAAACTGGCCCAAAAGGGGTTGAAATGGGTTTTGACATCTCAGTGCGCTTTCTACCCGACATTTGTTTGTCCTCTTAAGAGTTATGTTGGCAAGAAATTGGGTATTCAACTAACAGACACCGACATTCAGAATGCCGTACAAACCGCTCTGAGCACAATGCAGCGAGTGCAACAGGCTCAAAATACGGTCCAAGTGCTCGACCCGTTGGAAATGATTAAAGATATCCAGTACGTAACGGCGCAGGTCGCCGCTGATGATCCGACAACCATACAGGTCGGGGCTATGATTACGACATTCAGCGGCACGTCAGTTCCTCTGTCGTTTCAGATGATGGTGAATAACTAATGCCGACTCCCGTGACATCGCTTACCGCGCTTCAGTTGGTGACGCCGATATTACCGAATAATGTCCAGACGATCTCCGTAGATTCATCCGTACTTCCCGTCGTGATCGTCGCTGACGCGAATACAACTCGCATCGAGGTGTCGATCTACAACACAACTTACGTGGCGACAACGTTCACTACCGCAACAGTCAATGGGGTGACTCAAAACACATTTTCTATCAGCGTTCCCTTGATTCCTACGGTTCTGGAAGCCACAGTTCAAATCCTTGGGCGAAACTATAACCCCTTCGGTGCTTGGGCACCACTCACCACGTTCCCGACTGGCTACACTTTCGTTGATCCTAATGGAAACGTGCAAGTCGCCACAGTCGGCGGCGTTTCGGGCAGTTATGGGTTGGTTGGCAGCCCACCCACCATCCCAGTGCAACCCCCGTGGAGTGCACAGAAGGGTGGAGTCACATTAGATGGCAGCGGTGCTACGATAATCACGTGGACGAATGTTGGCGTCCTCGCTGTTTCTCCGACCATCAAGTTTTCGCTGATCTTTTTCCAGAGCAACCTCGCCGTCCAGTTCGGCCCGCCATCGGGTATTCAGGCATTCAAGGATCAGACAGATTGCACCCTTCAGTGGGTCACTCCGTCGTTTACAACCCCGAACATCAGCCTTGTCGGGGTGCGAGTCCTGCTTTCGACGGACCCCGCAGGCATCAATCCGCCGTTCGTTCAATTCGGCGATCTGGTGCAGGACATTTCAAGCTCCGTCAACACGGTGATTGATTCTGAAACGACTACATCCACGGTCGGCAACACGACCGTTACCACCACCTCTTCGACGACGATGCCGACGAACTATAGTACAGTGGACGTACCCTCGTCGTTCTTTGGCGCTGCCCCAGAGTTTTACGCGATGTTCTCCACGGTCATTCAGGAGACCAACCCCAACTCAACCACCATCTATGAATCTCAGCAGAACGGTCCTCTGACTTGCGGATTCGTGAACCTCAAAGTGGTCAGTCCAACTGATTTCCCAGTGCTCCAACGTCAACAGGATATCGCTGGGCGCATTATAAGTCAGATCATGCGGCAGCAACCGAATCTTGATCTTTCACCACGCTCGGAAATTCGCGATGTGGTCGTCGATCCGATTGCCGTGGAATTATCAAGCATGAGTGTCCGCGAGTGGTTTGCTCGTTGCTCCGCATCTATCTCGGCTATCAGTCAAGTTGATAACGCGAGTGGCAACGGGATATCCGATCCTTTCAATAGCAGCCCCTACAAACCCCAGATAGCCCGCGCATACGGCCTTAACGCCTCCAACACTCAAAGTTTAATCGACACTCAGTTCAACATTCTCGGCGAACAGGCGGGACTGACCCGAGGTGGGACAACTTCGGCCACTACAATTTTGACGTTCTTCACGTACACGCAGCCCACGCAAAGCATTACAATTCCCGAGAACGCTACGGTCGCGACCATCGCCGACGCCAACACCCCAGCCTTGAATTTCATCACCCGAGGTTCGGCGGTGCTCGATGTAAACAACCTGAACTCTTACTACAACGCGGTACAAGGCTGGTGGGCGGTCACCGTACCTGCGGAATGCACGGTCGCGGGCTCCGTAGGAAACGTCGGTGCGGGTACGATCCGTTCCGTCGTGAATGGGTTGCCATCGGGTATCAACGTTACAAACCTTGTGGCGGCTCAGTATGGCTCCGACCAGCAATCCAACTCTCAGTTTGCGGCTTTAATTCAAGCACGTCTCGTCACGGGCGTGGATACGGGCACGCGGCACGGCTACCGTGTAACTGCCTTGCAGACTCCGGGCATCATATCGGCTGTAATCGTGGCGGCTGGTGACATAGATATGCTTCGAGATTGGGACCCAATTCGTCAGAAGCACGTCTTCGGTTGCGTGGATATTTACACTCGCGGTACGACACTTACCCAGCAGGACGAAAGCGTTACGTTTACATACGGAACCACAGGAACTTACGGCAACTTGCTAACGTATCTACCTCTCGTACTATCCGATTCGCAGTTGATCCGTTTCAACATTCCGACATTCAACACGTTGACCTCCCCAATATACACGGCTGTGGAACTCGTCGTGACTCGCGGGTCGAGCAATTTCTACCTCGGCATTGAACGCGCCCAAATCGATAATGTGGGCGGTAATATTTTCATCAATCCGAACGACCCATGCTATCAGTACGTTGGATCGGGAGCTACTACGGCCAAGATTCCGTTGCTTATTAACGGCAACCCAGCTACCAACCAAACAGCGGTTGCCGCCCTCGCTAGTGCTTCGGGTTCCTACACTTTTGGATTGTTTGCACGTCTTCAATCATCGTTGCTTCATACCCCAATTCTTCAACCCGTCATCGATGTAGATTCGGTTACAGGCGAAACGGGGGAAACGGGGTCTGTTAGCAGTCCCCTGATCGAACTCATTCACACCTCGGATTTTCTATTGTACGGCGGCTCCAACAAGGCGGGTGATGAGGTTAACGTATCGACAACCACGAGTGCCCCCGTCACCAAGACAATCACGGCGAGCACCGCCACTCCCGCCATTATCGATATTGCAATGGATGTGCCGCTCAGCGCGACTGGTGTGCCACAAGACATCATATCGGTGTTGAGTACGGACCTTTCAACCAAATACATTTGGGGTGTCGATTACACCGTCGTCGCATTGGATACCTACCACACTTATGGGCTGAATCTGCTGACCTCCACGGTTCCGATCACCAACATCGAGATTTCAGGCGATGTACTGACGGTCACAGGTCCCAATAACTTTGGTGCGGGGGCAGTTGTCGCTCTTAGCCAACTCGGAGTCGCCCAATTCTTAAGCGGACAGAACGTCACCGTCGCCACGGCCTCACCTTCGCAGTTTACGGCAACCTATTCTCACGCTGATTATGCATCGGCCACAGATTCAGGGCTCGCTACGGGATCAGCAATTCAAAACTTCGAGCAGGTGGTGGTCACGTACAACCAGTTCACGGTGTACGAGCGTCCGTCGCTCATTACGGGCGAGCAGCACATCCTCACGGGAGTGATTCCCACGCCGCTGAACAATGCCTTCAGCTTCGTAGATGATGTTTGGTTACCCGAAAGTTATGCCCCGGGTGTACCCGTTTATCCGCCCGATCTGTACCACACCCTCACGCTCGATGGTTGGGACGGCTCGTACAATACCACGGATGGCGGACTGGATGTGGTTGGCTCCACTGGACTCGTCGGGGCTCAAGTTCCATACCTTAATCGTTACATCAAGGTCACGTATAACGGTGCAGTTATGCGCGAAAACATCGACTTTACCCTTAACCAAGACCCGAATACGGAAGCATGGCAATTAACTCGTATCGGAACTGGCAGCATTCCAGACGGGCAGACCGTCGTGGTTTCGTACTTCGCTACGGAGACGTTCACGGTCAGCACCGAATACCCAGCTTTCGTGCAGATTCTTGCAAACCAGATTGCAATCACCAAATCTGCGGCTGCGGACGTGCTTATTAAGGCGATGGTCGCAAGCCCAGTAGACATTACGATGACCGTTACGCTTCAAGCAAATGCGTCACCCGAGGTGGTCGATTCTCAAATCCGTACGGCGATTAGCATCGTGCTCGACAACGCGCAGGGTACACTCTACCAGTCGGAGTTGGTTGGTCAGGTTCAGGCGATCACGGGCGTCACCAGCGTCAACTTACCGTTGCTTCGTTGTGCAAAAGCCGATGGTTCGTATGATATTGGAGTCGTTGTCCCTACGCAAACCCCGTGGATTCCTCTGGTCCAAGACCCACTTTTCGCTCCGCTGGGGGCGACGGCATTGCCGACAAACAGCTTTATCACAACGTCAAAAGTTTTAGCCGACAGCACCATCCCATCGGGGGGATTGGCGGACGCTGTTGTTGATATGCTGTATCAAGGGCAGCTATTCCGCCGAGCATCATCGGTCGCAGATTTCCTAGCCAATAGTCCAGCAGCGGTGACTATTGCCAGCACAGCCGTGCCGGGGTCATTCTACATCTTCGGTGAAAATGATAACGTGAATGGCACGCCGACTTCAGCATACGACGGGAGGATTGCAATCGTGGTGCCGCAAGATGTCGCCAACCCCGGTTTGTACAGCTACTTCGTGACCTATCAGGTTTACGATGAGACGGGTGCAAGCGACATCACCGTATCGTCCACCGAATACCTGACGACTGGCAATATCGTCATCAACTATGTGACGCCCCCAGCTACGACGACGGGACAATAATGGCGACAATAACCAACATTGTCGAGACAGCGGGTAGCGTCGTCACACTCACCGTCAACAGTGGGTACACGTTCGCAGTGGGTAGTATCGTCCAGATGTGGGGATTGACCACGGGCTGGTGGTTGAATGGGCGAATTGTCACCCTTTTAACGGGTACGACCAACACGTCACTGGTATTCGCCGATCCGACGCAAAACGGTCCTCAACCCTCAGTTGAGGAAACGGGTCAAGTAGCGATATTCATACCCCAAAACGTGCTGCCTGACGAGTTGTATCTCCAGCCAAGAGAAAATCTACTTCCTTATGAAGACGCACGTTTCAACTCTTTGATTCAATCCGTTGCAAACTTCTACATGACTCGCAACGACCAGAGCACATGGGGCAACTGTCTTCGCGCTGTTGCCATGGAGTTGTCAAGACTGGAATATTACTACGCCTACGACCTTATCAACAAAGTTCCGTCCTATTTGACGCCGCCAGATATCCGCCGACGTTGGGCTGATCCGTGCTATGTGAGTTCCTATTGGCCGAGTCCCACACAGTTTGATCTCGATTTCAAAACGATGCTCGTGGATTTGATCGCCGCCTACCGTCTGGGCTCCACTGTGGTCAGTATCCAAGACGTGATCTTTGCCTACACGGGCATCAACATTGTGGTGGAAGAACTTTACAAATTCATTGGTGATGGTTTCTACGATCAATCCGACCGTAACGCAATCAAAGTCAGCGTCAATGTCGGCAATGTCGGCGGTCTTAATTCGTTACAGGACATTACCAATCTGGTTCAATTACAGAGCATCGTTCAAAGTCTTTATGGGGCTATCGACCTTGCAAAAGCCGCCCACGTGGGGCTTGAATTCACTACGGTTTTTGGTGAAGGCGAAGATTTGGACTGTTTAATAAGCCCAAGGTACGTGACTCAACAGATGTACGATACGCTTTCCGCTGCGATGCAAGGGTACTATCATCTGGATTCTTATGTAACGGTCAACCCAGTCCTGTTCTGGAAGCCCCTCACATCATTTGTCAACCCCAATCAAACGAATGGACTGGGGCTTGTCATTACGGATTCAAACGGCAACCTCCAGATGGTCACCGCGATCACGACGGGTCAGACTGGTTCATCGCAGCCCGTGTGGAATCTCGCCGCTGGGGGCGTCACCGTTGACGGCAACGTGACGTGGACGAACATTTCTGCCACAGTGACGGATGTCCAGATCGTGAATAACCTGCTGACAGCAACCGTGAGCAATACATTTCTGCCAGTCACACCCACCCCCGCGACGATCAAGTTCGTGGGTCTGGGCAATGCTCAATTCCTTAATGGGCAGCAGGTGACGGTGCTTACGTCGAGCCCAACGGGATTCACCGCGACCTACGTGAGCAACGCTTACGTCACCAACGTTCAGATCGTGGGGACAACGCTCACGGTGTTGTACGCGAACAATTTTCAGCCCAATATGACCGTTGAATTTTCTGGGCTGCTCGATGCAACCTTTTTGAACGGGCAGCAGGTGGTAGTGGACACCATCATATACGGCGGTTCGCCAACTGTCGCTATTGGATTCACGGCGACGTTCTCGTTTGGTTCCCCACCAGCCGACTATCCATCCACGGCTGACTCAGGTACGGCTGCCGTGATTAGCTACCCGCTTACGCCAGAAACATTCGGCACCATCGCGTACTTCCCAGCCACACCGATACCCATTGCTCAGTATCAGGCGTTGACACCTCAGTTCCAGACCTTGTATCAGGCTCAGTACCTCAACTACTGTTGCCCCAACTATTTGCCTAATCAGTCCTGCGCGGATGTTCCGCCCGATGAACAACCGGGCATCACCGATACGCTCCGCATCATCATTCGTGAATTCGAACAACCACCATTCGCTCCGATGCTTATTCAGGCCCCAGTTCTGGGCAGACCGTCTTTGGAAAATGGCGTCCTCACACCCGCCGAACTTATTGAATGGGATAATGAGGTAGCGAACACGTTGTTTGGGCATGAGCCCACGACAACCCTCGCGGCTTGGGGCTACAGGGTATCCGCAACTCCCGATCCGAACCTCTCAGTTATTACGACAGGTCAAAAATTGACGCCCGCGCAGTGGGCAGCTTTGCCACAGATTACTTTCACAATTACGAACGTGGTTTCGGACGGCAAGAATGCGACATACACTTACACCGCATTGGCGAGTACCCCCGCCGCCGCGACTCCCATTGTCCCGCCGTACTTGCAATTACACGAAGGAGAACTCGTCACCATTGGGGGTTGCACAAACGGTCTTCTAAACGGTACAGCGAAGATCAAGGATGTAACGGCAACCACATTCCAAATCCCGAACCCTAACGTGGTCGTGTCGGCTCCACAGACCGCTTCAGGCAACGTCGCTCCGCTGCTTCAGTCAGCATACACGCTTCAGTACGGAAGCTACCAGTTGCTTATATCGCCGCCCGCACCGCTTGCGCCGTACCTCGGAGTTACGCCCATCCTCAGTGCCCCGACAAACTGGGTGGAGATTGTACTCAACGTCCCGTTTGTCTTCGGTGTCCCATTGGCTCCGAATGAATACAACTTAGAAATCACGGGTGAAGTCGCGAACTGGGATCAGACGCACCAGATGGGACTTTTGGCCCCTAGATTATCGCAAGTCTGGGAAATTTCTGGTGGAGATCAGTATTACATCTTTGAAGAAACGTAAACCCATGAATTACTTAGACTTACAATACGGTGTTTGTGGCGTTTACGCAATTATGAATTGTGTCAATGGGCAGGTTTACATCGGTTCGGCGATGGACATCAAACGTCGTTGGGTCGTTCATGTTAACCGACTACGAGCGGAAACTTATACTACCCACACCAGTCCCATTCTTTGGTCGGCGTGGAAGAAGTACGGTGAATCCAGCTTCGATTTTTTCGTTCTTGAAGAAGTGCCTGACCGCCTCTGGTTGATGGTTCGAGAGCAACTTTGGCTCAACGATGTTCAACCGTGGAAGCGGGAAAATGGCTATAACATTCTTCCTACCGCTGAGAGTAGGCTAGGGCACATAGCATCCGAGGAAACGCGACGTAAATCATCTGTCGCTACAACGCGAGCTAAACTCGGGAAACCGCTCTCACAAGAACACTGTGAGGCTATTTCTAGAGGACATATCGGTAAACCTTGGACTGATAAACAACGGGAGGCTGATAGAAGTAGGGCTTACATAACGGAAGATTGGCGAGCCGCCAATTCTGTCCGTACTTCTGGCGAAACCAATCCATTCTTCGGTAAGACTCACCCATCCGAACTCTTACCGACTCTTCAACAAGCCGCTGTATTGGGTCGCCATACTCGCTGGCACGTAAACCGTGGCATCGTCAATCCCGCTTGTGGACTTTGTGAAATAGGGGTTTCATAGGTATATGCTTGAACACCCGCCTATCATGTACCACGGGACGAGCCATGAGAATCGTCAAAGTATTTTGGAACATGGTTTGTTGCGATCCAAGGGCGAAGCTGCACAGATGGGCGGCTATGGTGGAATCTTTCTCTCCTCAAAATACACGCCTCAAGGCGGTGGAATTGATGAATGGGAAGTAGACGTGAGGGGCCTTGATCTTGAAGAGGACGATACAACTATCCCCGAAGATGAAGAAGACACATGGTGGGTTACCTACGATGTGGACATACCACCAGAACGGTTAAAATTGATGTCAAAAGAAAAACAGGCATCTTCTAAGCTCTCATACATCTCGTCGCCGCAAGGCATTCTGGAACTTAACGTCATCCGTGACGCAAACCCCCGCGTGACTTTGGTGTTAGACCTCGGAATTCCCAATTTTACCGTGTTTTCCATGACCTTACCGCTGGTGGAAAACCAGCCCCAAGCCATGTCCGAACTCTTGGCGGAAGCTATTCATGTCCTCTGCGATGAGGTCGCGAACTTCATGCTCGTGATGGACTATCAGCAGGAAATAATAGTGCAAATTTATAGTACCGTGCTCAATTGCTACAAAGGAATGAGTAAGGAGACGGACTCAGACAAAACCACGGGCGACTTGACGGAGGACGATTTTGTTAAGACGTACGCGGGCACTTTCAACCTGCCTCAATCATTCGTGAATGAAACGCAAAACCGCGTAGTCACCGCAGCCAAAGTTATCAAGCGCCCACCGAAGTGCCGTAGGATTGAATTCTCGACGGAGAAGCCCGCAAAACCCACGACAAGCGATGTGGCTCGGGTGATCCGTCAGTACCGAGGACGTTCGCTTAGGACACAGCCAAAGCCGCTGTTTGTTGTGGTATACGATCAAGTTGGTCGTCCTTCGGGCACGCTCCCGCTCGGCCCGCAGTTTAAGAACAAGTTGCTCAATTTGGTCAATAAGAGGGGCTCCGCAGAATTCACTAACGCCGTCACGCTGGACAACGAACATGAGATGCGTTATCTTGCGGTGGACGGTATCCCCGGCACAATCACAATCGACGGTCGCATCTACAGACCAACAGCCACGGCGGGGCTCGATACGGCACTTTACTCGGGGGATGAGGGCGACTGGTTGGTAAAGCTTATGGATGGGCGGATTGTAGGACCCTTCCCCGGGCGTCCATGCTTTATTGACTTACGGCGTCTGAACTACCCCATTCCGAAGAATCGTAACCGCTGGCATCTTTTGAGTGAGGGGGATATTCCCGATCCTGAACCTGAAGAGCCCGAGGAAAGCGACGAAAATGGCGTATTAGAACCTGAGGGCGGTAGTCAGGACGAAAACGCGGGGAAAATTACCCTTTAGGACTATCCCCCGCTATAACGAGGACATCATGCGTAATTTTGACCAATTCGGTAGCGTTGTGTCGGACGTGAACGTCAGCATCAAGCGACAGGACACGGGCGAGACCCTGTATCAAGCTCACAACGTCATTGTAAACACTTCAAAATTTTTGTTCGCTCGTCTTATGGCGAACGTATTCCCCAATGACCCGAATCCTCCGTACCAGCAAGGGCACGAACCCCTGTACGGCGTGTGGGGCTTGGCTCTCGGCGCAGGTTCCGCACAGTGGGCTCCAGAGACACAGCCCGATCCGACGCCCGTGCAGACGGCACTCGTCGCCGAGTTTCTCCGTAAAAAGTTGTCCAAAGTCAACTTCGTGGACAGCAATCAAAACCCTCTGAGTACGTTGAGTACCGTGGTTGATTTCCAAACCACGATCAATGCGACCACGGACAACATCACGCAAGGCATCCGTGAGATGGGCTTGATCGGCGGCGGCACTTTCGGTACAAATCCACCAAGCACACAGACACTCATGGAGACGGCTCCGTATTTCAATCCGAGCGCCATTCCTCCGGGTCCTGCGAACAGTGTCATATTGGTAAATTATCTTACCCTACCGCCGCTCGTTCTCCCACCCGGCGTGAATGTAATCATCAGTTGGATTTTACAATTTTAGCGACTGAAAAAATCTGACTTCCTCAGTGTAGTTGTAGTGACTGAAAACATGCTTTCCTTTTGGCCCCACATTCCGTTCGCACACATAGCCAGTGCCGTCGCCGGCGGAATTCTGGGCTATCCGTTCAAGGCAGCTTGGGACTGGTGGATCGAGACGTTCTGGATCGGCTTCAAGCTGGGTATCAAAGAATCGGAAGGCGGCAGGCGACTCATAGCGGCTTTTAATCAAGGCAAAGCCGAGGCGGAAGCGAGGACTCTGGCGAAGCATCCCGAACTCAAGTCTGCACTCGACGAAATACACGCGAAAGAGGCCCAGTAATGGCATTTTTCAAACGGTTCGCAGCGAAGGTCAACGAAGAGGATAACGTCGTCTGCACTGCGGAAGAAGTTGACGAAGTGGTGAAAGACCGCAAGAAGCGGAAGAAGAAAAAGAAGGAAGACGATTCCTCGGACACCGATTCCTAAAATCGCTCCCGCCGCAGTATTAGACCCTATGGACAATGTAGAATGCGGGGATAGTTTAGCGGTAAAACAGCCGACCCAATCGGAAATCGGGGGTTCAAATCCAGCCTCTCCGCTCCAATCTGCACGCCAACTTGCCGAGCAACGATTCAAGACCAATCCAGTAATGTGTTTCCAGCGACATCTAATTGAAGCTTCCGCCGAGCTTAATCCTCGGGAAAAATACCCTAAAGAATTCCTGCTTCACGAAGGTGTGCGGGAGATCACTCGTGCTGAGTGTGCGACATTCATTGAGCAGTATGAATACCTCGGCACCCTCGGTCGCGGTAGCGTGTACTACGGGTTGTTCATGCCGAATGGCGAGATGGTTGGGGCCAACTGCTTCTGCACAAGTGGCGGCGGGATTGGGAACATTTGTGGGCCTGAGTACGCGGGTAAGACCGCTAACCTAGCCCGTGGGTGTTGTGTCCTCCACGCCCCCGTCAACGCGGGCTCGTTCTTTACTGCTCGTTCAATCAAGATGGCGTATGCGAAATACGGATGGCAAGTGTACTTTGCTTACAGTGACCCCAACGCCAGTGAGAACGGCAAGCTTTACAAAATCCTGAACTGGTACTATCTTGGCGCGGGCCTCAACCATAGTGGCGGGCATAGTGACTGGTATAAGGACGGCAACAGGATCAAAAGCTACGCCGTGTTCCGCGATGGCGGCAAGGCCCTAGTGAAGTACGGCTATGAGCCGGGCACAGGCGGGCAATGGGCGTGGCTGCGAGCTAATGGTTGGGAGCAGAGAATTGATCCCGACAAAGGGAAATTCTGCTGGTTTGAGGGCAACAAACGCGAAGTACGAGCCGCAAAAGCGGCGTGTCGCTACCCCCTTGATCTACCATTCCCAGAAAAATAAATCAACTAAAATCTTCGAACTTGTGGTATTATGTAAATGCGGGATGATATCCCGCTAGTACGAGGGTCAGGGCGCAATGACCATCACAACAGACGCGCCCCTTGGGTTTCAAAGAAACTCATTGTACAAACGAGGAGGGTCAAATGACCATTACTCAGAGCACGATCTCTAAATCCACCCAGACTGTCGAAAAGCCGACATCGGCTTTCATTTATGACAGCGAAGGAAATCGTTATCAGGTTTCCTTTGAAATTGTTACACCTGATGCATCCCGAGCATACCGCTCAAAACGGGTTGGGAATCGCAAAGAAACTAACATCGACAAATATGGTGCGGACATGGTGAACGGTCGGTGGACCGTCACAGGTCAGCCCATCATTTTCGATGAAAATGACGAGTTGAACGACGGCAACAACCGCACGGGGGCATCCGACAAGTTCAATGTCTCCTTCGAGACTCTCGTTGTTCGCGGAGTTCAGACCGCCGCACACCTGAACATCGACACGGGCGCATCTCGTACCCTTCTCAACGCCCTCCAGTTCATCAATCACAATCTTTCCGAAAGTGAGAAGATGGACTACATCGGCACGGTCGGATACATGTTGAAACGTATCGTGCAGGTAGATATGGGACGCGCCGTCGCTTCAAACTCCTTCACCACTCGCTCCGAAGAACTCGAAGCATTGAAAACGTACAAGTCGGGTACGCCCGAATGTGCCGCTGGCGTGGAAGACATCGTGGCCTTAGTACAACATTTCAAGGTCGGGCGTGAGTTGCTCGGTTTCTTGACATGGCTGTACTCCCGTAAGGCTTACGGTTATAAGGGGAAGATGAAAGAGTTCCTCGAAGCCTACCAGCCCAAGGACCCAAGTGCATCGACGAAGTGGAACCATCCTGCTCAGGTGCTCTACCGCAAGTTGAGCAAGTCGAATCTGAACAAGAGTGAGCGTCTTGGTGTGGCGATGGCCGCTATCAATTCGTACATCTTGGACAACCCGCTGCCCAAAACTGCCACTGGCGATTCTTACCTTAAGGTGCCTCGGCTGTTTGAGGTTGGCGACACGGGTGAAATTATTCGCACGAGCAATCCGAAGCCCCCAAAGACGAAAAGGGCTGTAGCGGGCAACTAAACTACTGTACCCTATTCCCACCCCCCGCCTTTTGGCGGGGGTTTTCTTTTGTGGTGTTATTTCATTCGTCTCGGCGTATTATGTAGGAAGGAGATTTTATGCAGCGGCATCGACGGTGTGGAGAGCACAGGAAATTTGCCTCACAAAAAGAGGCTGATGAAGAGTTAGGCAAGGTTGCGTTGTGGGGAATGAGACGCGGGGGCGACACGTGGCGGTTGCTCAAGGTGTTCCCCTGCGGGGATCATTGGCACATCGGCAGGGATTGGGCGTCGAAGTTTATGCTTCCCGAAGACAAATCTGTTGGAAAGTCAGTTTAGGGTCGTCCCGGATAGCCGTTACGCGGTTTGCCCTCACCTAACCGCACCCGCTCATACTTATCGAACTCACAAAGGCAATTCTGGAGGTCCTGCATGTGGATTTCCGGCATACCCACGTTGGCGACCAATGGTTTGATCTGCCGCCGCAGGTCGAGCATGGTGTCTAACCACATTGACTCTTGCCAGCTTTGATCCACGGGGTAATTCATGACGCGATTCAACCCGCGTTTACTGCCCGGTCCGCTGCACGCCCAGTCCGACCAATCCACACAGTTTTCAAGTAGGTAGGTGTATTTCGTGTCGCACACGATTTGTCCCCCGAGAAAGCTGCCCAAGCCGTTAAACTCGGTCAGACGTTTGTGGAAGGTCGCAAGGCTCCACGCTTCTTCGGTGATGTAGTCGCGTTGACACCAAAGAGGGTTGAGAACTTCGCTGGCGAGATACCTCGCCTTGGATGCAAATCCTGCCTTTGCGGGTACGATGTAGACGCCCGTGAAGACTTTCTCTTTCGCCTGCTTGCGGCGTTCGAGCACTTCGACGAAATGCATCGGGTCAAACGGGACGGGGTAGCCAAGCTCTTCGAGCGTGTCGGGCCAATTTACGAGACGGGCGACTGCCATCGCAAACCATACCTCAGGTTCATCAACGTGTGGTTGACGCCAGTTCTTGGCAATCCACTGCGTCACCTTGTCAAGTTCACGATACACGTTGCAGAAACGATAGGCTTGCAGGATGGGGTCTTCTGTCCAAGGTTTCGGGTACCCAGCGGTTTTGGCTTCGTAGATCGCGTGCCGTTCGGTGATCCATGCAAAAAGGGCTTCAATTCTCATCTTTTCAATAATACCACAATTCTCTTCACTTTCGACTATATTACTGAGGACCTTTTCCTGATGAACCCGCTTTTCCAGAAAAAGACAAACGACGAACAAGACCCCATCATCCTGCCGCAAGATGATAACCAGCAAGGGGATATGCTCGATCCAGCTACCCAACAAGTTGTCGCTCCACCGCCCGTAGCTCCCGCCGAGGATGAGAAAGTCGTCGAACAGAGTCGGATGGCAGCCCAGAAAAGCGCGGCTGCTCATACCCCATGGGATGTCTACCTTCGAGGGAAATGGGTCAATCGTGTTTTTACGGTGCCGAACATGACTGCCGACGACGTGAAGCGTGGTCTGGTAGATCATGATGGTCTCAACCCAGCCATTGAAGTGCGGTCTGGACAGGGGCGAAACGTCCCGGGTAGTGTCCCACTCAATCGGATAGGCTCCAACCCCCTACTTCAAAAAAGGGGTGCGGGTGCACCTATTGGCATGGATCAGGATCAGCAGACCTGTCGCAGATGCAAACAGCCGATTCAACAGGGCCAAATGGTTTCGTGGGAAAGTGGTAGTGAGACTCACGCGGGCGTCTGTCCACCTCCACCCCCAACCGCCGTAAAGGAGCAGAGCCGTCTCATGTTTCCTAAGGGGTATGAGCCAAAGCAACCGCCAACGGCCCCCCAGCGGCCCCAGAAGCCCCCTACGCAGCCCCAGTACGCTTCGGCTGAGAAAGTAGCCACACGACGTAAGATCAGCGGCTACGTGCCCGCCACAAGCTGGGGCGTACCGCAGGAATGCGCTCATCAAGTTGCCCATGCCCTTGCCAACGCGGGTGTGCGTGATTTTGACGTGGCGACGGACGAAAAACTGCATGTGGCATACTTTTCATTCGGCAACGAGGTCGAGATGGAGGTCAGCGCAGATATTGTTTGTGAATACTTTGGTCCTCAGATCGCCGCATCCAAGGGCAAATGGATTGGTTGGCAGTGCCGTCCCGAGCGCCAACCGAGAGTGCCTGACGTGAACATGCCACTGAGCAAGATGAATAGCAAGCGGGCTGGCAGCCAAGGCACCCGTGAAGCCGTCGCCAAGTTGCAAAGACTCGGCATCAAGACTACGGCGGACCTCGACAAATGGATCAAGGAGCACCCGAAGACTGAGACCAAGGGACCCTACGCGGGCTCGCGGTCGCTCATGAGCCGTTACGACGCCCTGAACGAGCTTGTGGGCACCTTCGCCGCCACGTGGATTCTACACGATTTGGCGACCGACGCCGCTGTTAGGGAAGGGCTCCCCAAGAGAGGATTCTTCTCCCCCGAGGATGCCAAGCGGTTCCGCGACGACAATCAGGGCAGCAACGTCGCTTTGAATCAGGATGAAGAGGGCAGCCAACTGTGGGAGAAAGTGCCCGATAACGAGTTACTTAGGAAGAAAGAGGGGGCGGTTCCGCCTCCCCCACCTCAGCCGCCAGCTTCGCATGTCAGGGAAGCACCAGCACCTCGCAAACCCGCCCCGCCGCAGGGTTCGCCGAATGTCACCTTTCCATCGGACATGCCTGACATTTATATTGGAGGTGAGCCGCCACGAGGCGCACCAGCGGATTTCGGTGGGGCTGTCTTCCCCAATCCAAAGGGGTTAGCGCCAACGCTGGATACAGCCCCGCCTCCACCTCGGCCTGAGCTTAATGCAACCCATGAAATGGGCGTATATAAGGGCGATATGAAAATGGACATGACCAATGCAGACGTGTCGGACGTGGTGCCAAACCCATTGCAGCCCCGTGAACAGTAAGAAGTTAAATATTCCTAGCCAAAATCCTCAGACTTCTGGTATCATGTAATAGATGGTCGTAAGCCCCGCAAGGGGTAAAAGGCACTGGTACTGATTTTCAGACAGGGGTTCGACTCCCCTCAGGTCCACCATAAATTTTTGCACCACCTTATGGGCCTGCCCCGGTTTCGATGGAGACGGTATGGGATGGCAGCCAGCGACCCGAGCGCAAGGGTGTACCCTCGTTAAACAGGCATTCAAAAAAGTAAACGCTGAAGCTCCAAAGGCTTTCGCTGCTCATGCTTAATGAGCCAGACCCCGTGGGTCTGTTCCTCAACACGGCAAGAACGCCCGCGCAAGCGGGCATTTTTGTTTCTGGTTGACAATCTGAATTCCAAAGGCTAGTATAGGGGCACATTATGGCAAACGACAAGGTTAGGGAAGCACTCAAAGCCGCCGCGAGCTTCAAGGCACGCGGCATCAAGAAAGCCGCTCTGGGCGTAGTTGCGGAGTACGAAGCGAAGAAAGCCAAGGACTACGACGACATCAACGGCTCCAAAGACAAGTGTGCCGACTGCGGTGTCAAATCCGGCAAGCCCCACAAAGAATCCTGCAATGGTGGACTGCACGATATAAAGTCCAAGAAGGCCGCTCCCGGCGATCCGATCCAACGTGACCAACCCGCCGCCCAAGCCGACCCCGCCATCCCCGATCCGACTGCTCAACCTGCCGCTCCCGTTGCCCCACCCGTGGAAGAGGTCGAAGAGGCAGAGGAGACTCCCGAAGCTAAAGCCGCTCGCGTGCGTGAAGCACTTGAGACCGAGTTAGGCGACGACGATCTGGTGACGGCTGTCCTCGAATTTCTGGAAGCCGAAAAATTCGACTACGACGATTACAGCGTCGATGTCACGGATAACAGCGACGGCACAGCCACGGTCGCTGGCTACATCATTGCCCCCAACGACGACATTCCAGAAAGCATCGCTCTGGCACAGGTCCGTAGCGATTTGGAAAGCGAGCCTGAGCTTTTCAATCAGGATTGGCTCCAAGGACACATCGACGAGGTGCGCCTCCGTGACCATCTGTACTCAGACACGGAGGAAATGATCCGTGATTCCCCCGACTCTTATGGGTGGGTGCCCGGAGGCGGCGAAGAACTCGTCCGCTTTAACGCCGAGGGTGAAGAAGAGGATGACGGCGAGTACGATTCGGCTGGTGAGCCCATTGTAGAGGAGACCGAACCCTCCGACGACTGGCTTGAAGAGAAGACCAATGAACTCCTCCGCTATCCCGTGCAATACCTGACGGACATGTTAGGCGAAGAGGACGGCATCAAACAGGCGATATCGATTGCTGGGATCGACATTAACGCAGCGGCAGAAGAAGCGGTTGCAGCCGATGGCTGGCAGCACTTCCTGTCCCGTTATGACGGAAACTCGTACGATCTCGCTTCTGGCGGGGTTTATTGGCGAGAAAATTAACATGAGCCAAATCAGTCCCGTCTACCACGTAAATCGTCATGGTGGTGCGGCCTGTGAGCACTGTTTGGGTATTGTCCGCTGCGCCTCGTGGTGCCTCACCAAGAACACTGAAATTTTCTACGCCTACGACATCCTTGTCCATCCAGAAACCCTGACCGAACAAGATAGAATTACTCTTCACGCTCTCGGCGTGCTTTGGACTAACTAAAATCCTCAAAAAGCGGTATTATCTAATAGCTCCGGTGACCGTGGGCAGCAGCCGTTTCTGATTCCGAAAGTATTCCCACGGGTGTATCTGACTTTGCCATGGGCAAAAGGGTTGCTGGTGCCCTCCGTGGTCGGTTCGCAAACACACCGTAAGCACCGCGATGGGTCGAAAGCGAACTAGGCCCTCCTTGGTTTCAGGAATAGGCTGAGGCGTCGGCGGTGGTCAGGCGGTTGAGCCATGGTGACCGAGACGGAACTCCATGGCCGGAGCTAATTTTAGGAGAAAGCATGAATCTCAAGTTTTGGGAGTGGTTTAAGAAAAAACAGGAGACCGATCCAACTCTCCTCGATCCTTTCGAAGGCAGCGTACTCAAAGAGTATCAGGATGCCGTAGGAATACGGCGTATCCCGATGCAGGTCACTGATCGCCACGATCTCACCACGAGTGAAGTCGCCAACCCCGACCTCGGTAAAGATGATGCCGAGACTCTCAAGAAGAAACTCAAGTCCGGCATCCACCAGTCTGTTATGACTGGTCCCGATACGCACAGAGTCAGCGGCGTGCGAGTAATATCGGAAGAGGGCGGCACTGTCGAGGTCATCAAAAAGATCGACAAGTCCAAGCTGTACGAACTTGGCTATGACATTACGGAAGAAAATGAAACTTTCGTGAAGAACCTTGGATTAGAGCCTGAACCTTCGCTTTTCCTCGGACTCTCTCAAATACGGAAAAACGTGGAAGGTACGTCAGAGGAAGAGCGACTTCATTCAGAAGGCGTTGACTTCCATCACTACTCAGGTAAGCCTGCAAATCGTCCTTCGGAAATGCAGCCCAATGAACTAATGGGGGGTTCGGAGCCAGCCGAATCGTATCCGACTGCCGTGGCTGAACTTGTTGTGCCTGAACTGGAAGAAAGCATCAAGGCCAGAATTGAGGCATTCCACGCTGGAGCCAAGAATCATGACCCCTCGTGCCCATGCTACGAGCATTGCATGGAGCATATCGACAAGTTGGGTCAGGAGTACGACTGCTTCCACGTCTGTAACTGCAAAGGGAAACAATGACGATCAAGGGGACCTTGCACTTGTATAGCGAGACGGGAACCGAAGGCGGCTATTGGGCGATTCAGGATGAGCGGTTCATTCAACCGCCGACCGAGGAATGGCCGCATGAGCGGTGGTCCTACGACGGTCTACATGCTCTCAACGACGGCGACCACCTGAAAATTTTCCATCCTGACGGCACGCTCCTGTGGGAAGGTGAAATCAAACTGAAAAAGTATCCCGCCTTTACGGAAGCGGTAGATATCCACGATGAAAGCGCGAACGTAAACCTCGGGCTGTGGATTCACGCCGATCAAATTGGAATGAGCCGCCACGATTGGGCGTATCCATTCTTGAAGCAGTATCAAGGGGAGTTAACGGAACATGGAAAATGACGGCTACGATCCGATGGGTTCTTGTTTCCTGTTCGACTACGATCCCGTTGCCGCAGGATTGAACGTGGTGCCCTACGTCGAGAAGCCCGCAGAATTTACTGAGAAGGACAAGCAATGGCTCAACGACACGCTGAAGTGAAAAAACAAAAACTGGTCACTGTAGAGCAATACGTCACTCATCATCTGGGGCGTCCCAGCATGACATACGACCGTCCGAAGACGTATGCCCAAGTCCGCAAGATGAGGCGGGAGCTTGCCAAACATAACATAGCGGTTAGCTGCGGGCGACGTTATGTCTACGTCAGTCCGCTGGACTGGGAGGGCCTCATTCCCCGTAATTTTACTAGCGTTGCCGATCAGATCGTGTTCGATAATGGTGGAGGTTGTCAGTGATGCACGCATGGCTGGTAATTCGACACAACGAGTCCGAGTACATCGAGAAGTTCAGACTGTTTTCGGACAGCAAGACCGCGTATGCATTCGCACGTTTCTGGGGATACGAAGACCCGTTTGGAATGGGCGATGATGATCGCCCGGGAATGATGAACACTTATCAGGCGGGCGACGTACACATCGGCGTCATCCATTTGGAGACCACGCCACGCCATATTCCTGCGGAGGAACGGCATGAAAAATTCTGGGCTAAGTAGAGCATTGTGGTTGGCGTGGCACCCGCTTGAGCTTCTGCATCTCATCCTCGGCTCGATTATCATTCTCTTGATGATTGTGATTTCCTATGTGAGAGAGGCCATCGACGAGGCTAAGAAATGACTTTCTGTTGCAGCGGTTTCGAGTACCCCGATACGTGCATTGACTGCGGCAACCCCGGCGGCAACCAAAGGTCGAAACCGCCGCAAAATAATTAGAAAAATAGTTGTTGCAAATTTCTCAACTACTGGTATTATGTCTTTAGGAGCTACTCAAATGCGTAAGATCGATGAAGGCAACATCACGGGTCTCTAGGTTTCACAGCAGCAACCAGCGTACTTCTTCCTTTTCGTCCGTCAAGACATCTCCCTAGCACAGCAATTAGTCCAAAGCAACCACGCCACGTTTGAAATGGCGAAGCGTTTGCCGTCCGATTACGATCAAACCCCAAATCTCATCCTTGTCGGCGTGCCCGATAAGTCAGCTTTATTCCGTGTTATCAACAAGTTAAATGACAATGCCATCGGCCATGAAGTGTTCTATGAGCCCGATGACAACCTCGGGTTGACCGCAGTCGCGACCTACCCGCTCACGCAGGAGCAGCGTCGTGCGCTTTCCAACTATCGGTTGTGGAAGTCCGACGTTGCCCCTGCACCACAAACCATCGTGCCGCAATTCAAAGAACAATTCAAGGAGGCATCAGCCTGTGAAATCTAAAGAACTAATTCGGCTTTTGCAAGAGGAAGACCCGACTGGCGAAACAGAAGTCAGCGTCGGCAACCACGATATTTTCGAGCTTCGCACGGAGCCCGCATACTGGGACGGCAAGCTGCAACTTTTGATTCGTGATCCAGCGAAAGCTCCGTATTACGACATAGTGGGCGGCAAGTATTGCACGGCAGGCAGCAAGATCGTCATCAACGCCATGAGCATCAGCGATGTGCTGTGGCAGGACCCTGACGCCACTGTGGACTACTCGGAACTTGGGCAGTACGCCGACAAGTACCGCGAGGCCGATGAGAAGACACGGCGGGCATCCCGTGACGTGACGCTCAAGGTAGGGATGGACGCCTTCTATCGTTGGGTAAAGTCGAAGGCGGAAGCGATTCGCCCGGGTGACACGGATTGCCGCAGCGGAGCGGATTACTTCTTCGAAAAGCATTTGCATGTGGACGACCCATTGAAGGAATTGCCGAAACAGAAGCACGTAGATTCGACTGGCAAGGAATACGAATGTTGGCCGAGCGTTAACGACCGCCGTGAGTCAGGTTGGGATGATCGCATCGAGGTCTACTGGCGTGGCGGCTGGGGTATCAAGATGAAAGACGGCTCCGCTGTCGAAGGGGAATAAGTTTGCGGGCGATAAAAGGCGTCGAGATCGTGCTTGCTGGATTGCTACGGCGAGCGTGATTGAAGTGCTGGGTGCTGAAAGGTGCCACGCCCACCATACGCGGGTAGCTCAGGTGGAGTTTCAGAGCGTCGGGACGCAAGTCTCGAAGGTCGGTGGTTCGAGTCCGCCCCCGCGTACCAAGTTTGCTCTTGAGAGCACTAGCGTTTGAGTATTAGATTGTATGACAAGAAATTTACTGATTACTGCACCGCCGTTCAAAGTGGAAGCATCAATGAAACAACTGGGTTCCAACTTACGTACAGCACGAATTCGACGCGAACTGACGATAAAGCAGGTCGCTGAAAGTATAGGGACAGGACCACGCGCCGTCATGGATGCCGAAAAAGGAAAATCCACCACGGGATTAGTTGTTTACACCGCACTTCTTTGGAAGTATCTACTATTGGATAAAATGCACGAATTAGCCGATCCCCTTCGAGATGAAATCGGGCTTATCTGTGCCTCTAAGCGGGAACCAAAGCGTGCAACACGTGCACGTGGAGTTGAAGAGGTGGGTGTCCCGAGCGTGTATTTTATAGGCGACACAAAGCGAGGCATTGTTAAAATTGGAAAATCCAATAAGCCCGTCAACCGTTTTGAAAGTCTTCAAGCGGCCAATGCGGGGCCGTTGCAACTATTGGCTGAGCTACCCTTTGAAACGGATCATGCCGCTTGGACCGCCGAAAGCGAACTGCACGCCAAATACAAATACCTCAATACCCACGGTGAGTGGTTTCGATTGGATTCGAGCCTGAACGAGGAAATTCTGGGTATTCGAGCGCGGAGTTTAAGGAGAGCAGATTTTGTAAGGCCCGAGTAGCTCAGTGTTAGAGCGCCTGTGCAACGCCCGCAAGGGCTACGCCACAGGAGGTCGGTGGTTCGATTCCATCCTCGGGTACCAAGTTTGTATGGCGTAGAAGACGAATGTCTTTTATAAAATACACGGGCGGTAGAGCAGCGCAAGCTGGGTGCCGCAAGGCATCACCGCCCACCAAGTTTGGGGAGTTCGCTAGGCGAAAACTTAGTAGGTGATATCGCCGAACGGTCAGTAACCGATAGGTGTGAGGCCAGCGGCGTAGTCGCCTTTAGCGAGGCTTGGCTGAAAAGCGACGAGACTGCGAGGGGTTCGAATCCTCTACTCCCCACCAATTTTTGTGGTAGAATACATTATGCGCCCGTAGCTTAGCGGTTAAAAGCAGTCGTCTCTAAAACGATGATCGTCGGTTCGAATCCGACTGGGCGCACCAAATGGGCGAGTAGCTCAGTGAAAGAGCGGCTTCCGTTCTAGAACGGAAGAGGGTCGGTGGTTTAAGTCCATCCTCGCCCACCAATTTCCCCAAACCTCAGTATTAGGTAAGAGCGACCCTAACGGGCGTGTATCAATTTTCAAGAAACTGAGGAAACGTTCCATGAAAATCCTAAGCTGTGCCCAAGGCTGTCTTAATGGCCTCGACAGACTTGCTCTCGCCTTTGGCTATCTAGCCGAACCACCAACCAACAACTCAATTCAAAGCCAGACTGTTTATGAAGTTCATCGCCTCTCCTGTGATGAGTGTGATTCAATTGAACGTAACGTGGGGGGCAACTGTGAACGCTGCGAAGAAGGTAAAATCCTTGTTCGTCAAGCAGATAACTCGGCTAAGAAAGATCGAGTCAAATATCCGCACTCCGACGAACCTTCAGTGCGCGGCGAAGTCTGTCAATACGTACTTTTCAATCCGCAAGATTTCTACTACTATCTGTACAACTATGGCAAAGGCTTCTTAAATCATTTTGATCGGGAGACTCAACAAAAACTTGTTCGTCGGGGCGTCGTCGGATACTTGTGGGGAGCGACCGTGCTGCTGGATCGTGGTGTTCCTCGGGGGTACATCTGCCTCTCACCGGACATCCGCGAGAAAGCCCTAACCTCGAAGCAGTCGATCCTGATTGACGGCGGCTTCATAGAACTGAAAAGCATGAAATATACGCTTGAAGATTATGCCTAAGAAGCCGACATTCGGACAGCAGATGGAAGCGATGCTCGTGCTGGGCTGCGTGGTCTGGCTCGTCATCGGGATCGCCAGTGACGTTTTGAATTTCATCATGCGTCACTGGACGATTTTCTCGCCTCTTTCCATTCTCCTTGATTTGGTGGTATATTAAACGAGATGGCAAAAATCAATAAGAAGACCAAGACCTGCGGTAGCACCACCTGCGTCGGCTGCCTGCCGCCGAAGAAGTTCGTATTCAAGATTGAGGGGAGCTTTGAGCTTCCAGCTTTCTGGACTGCGGACGCCGCCGAAGTGATACTGACAAAGGCTCTCGATCAGGGGTTGAACCTCATCGTCGAGGGGCGTTGCAGTAATAGCATCGAATACGCCGCTTACGTTTTCGAGGACAAAGATGCCGACTCCAGCTTCCGTTGAGATAATGCAGTACGCATAGTCCAAAATTCCTATCGATTCTGATCCATTTTTGGGTATAATAGTCTTTCAGGCTCTTCTATAGGGGATACCTTATGCATGGAACTGGCGATGTCTTAGGCGATCTGCTCAAGATCGCGGCAATGAACAAGGCGCAGATCGAGAAGCTCCTTGAACATTGGCAGATGGTGCAGCAAAAGAACCCCCCATCATCTGGGGAATGGCAAGACGCCTCAAAGCGAATCCACGAATTGGCCGAAATTCAACGACTCGTCACCGATGCGCTCAAGAACCCTTTTGGGAAGCCCGACTACAAGTTCGTCAACCTCGAAGAGGTCTCCGCTCTTTTCAAGCGTCAGATCGAGCGGCTGGGTTGCACCGATGTCAAAATAGCGGCCACTTTGAATCACGACGCTATTGACATCGAAGCTCGCTTTACACCCCCGCCATCCCCAATTGTTATCAGTTTCACGGTTGAACCGAAGGAGTAACCCTTGGTTGAACACCACCACGAACGTTGCCACAGTTGCCATAAGCCGTTCGATCATGAATTGCTGGATTTCTTGTCCTGCGAATTGAATGAGTGCTACCGCTGCACTATGATCGACGAAAAAGACGCCTTCCGCCGTCTGCGGGAGTTGCGGCGTCGGATAATCGTCGGCAACCTGATGGATAGCGTGCCGATGGCGACGAAAGCGATCCAATGAAACCCGATTGGACTCAAATCACCTTCGGCCCGCGTGCTCGCTGGGAACGCCGCGATGGGGCGATTGTGAGATACGATGAGTCATCGCCATATCCCAACCCAGCCGTGTCCTCGGCAAAGATGTTCACGGCATGGGAGCCCGATCCTTCCGAGCGGGCGTTATCGATGGAGCGAGGCCACTGGCGAGTAGCTCAGGACGGGCACAGATTCAAGTTTTCGTTTCCTCGGCGATGGAAGACGGCAGAAGCAGCGATGCGGGCGGTGAACAAAGAATTCCCCTTTCAAAAATAATTTTCAAATTTCTATCGAAAATCTCGACTTCCATGGTATTATAGTAGACATGAAGCAGACACTCCAAACTCGAACTACAACGCAACAAATTACAATTACGTGCGTGCGGGTCGGCGTGTCTGGTACTCAGGGTGAGTAACCCCTAGAAAAATCAGAGACTTCCGAGCCGCCCACGGGCGGCTTTTGTATTTTGGCGGGTAGCTCAACTGGCTAGAGCACTGAACTGATAATTCAGAGGTTGGGGGTTCAAGTCCCTCTCCGCCAACCAAATTTTAGAGGAGGTAGTCATGGCTGAGACCTTGGAACAAGAGGATTACTCGACGTGGACTTCGTGCCAGATGTACGGGCACAATTACGTGACTGATGAAGATCAGCCGAACTATCACTTCTGTACCGACTGTGACGAAGCTTACTTTGACGAGTGAGTTTCGTTGTGGACCCGTCTTCCAATGGCAGGATCGGCGACCGATTATCGCTCAATGGTGGTTCGAATCCATCTGGGTCTACCAAGTTCAATGTGGCATATCGTACCCATACAGGGGCCGATTAGGGGAGTATAAGCCGCCTTATGGGTACAACGGACGAGCGACCATGCGAGGCGTGCGGAGTCAAGGCGGGTGGGAACCTGCGGATGCATGAGAAGGATTGTGCGTTGATCGCGAGTTATTGTGAAAGGTTTCCCGGGGGCAAGAACTCGCCGCAGTGGGAACGTAAAGGCCCTCGGATGAATGCGAAACACTAAAATTTAGAAATGCTAGCGTGGCACAGTGGCGACTGCAATGGTTCCGTAAACCATCATACAACACCGGGGGTTCGAGTCCCTTCGCTAGCTCCAGATTTGCAGACGTAACACAATTGGCAGTGTACTTTCTTGGTAAGAAAGAGGTTGTGGGTTCGACTCCCATCGTCTGCTCCATTTTTAGGAGAACAGCATGTACAACTGTGAGATGTGCAACACGTCGTTCGAGGAAAAGGCGGACTTTCTCGCCCATCCTCATATCATCCAGAAGAAGCTACCAGTCGGTAGGGTGGAAGTGATGCACAGTTGCGGACACGTGGAAGTAGTCCGCAGTTTCGACGACCCGATGTATTCGGAAGAGCGAATCGCAAAGCTCGGGAAGACGAAGGAACAGTTCGTAAAGGAACAGATTGAATGGTACGCGAGCGTGCCCTGTCCCGGCTGCTACGTTCCTCGACACGGATATGCGATGAACGGGCCGTGTTGCTAGGCGGGTAAGCGCCTAAGAAAAGTTTAGGCGGAAAGACGCCTACAAAAATTTGCTACTGTGGCTCAGCGGCGACAGCACCGCACCTGTAATGCGGCGGGGAAACCCCACGGGAGTTCGAGTCTCCCCGGTAGCTCCAAGTTCGATTGATTCGTATGCCAGAAAGTGACTTATACGTCGCTTTTCAGCTACGGATCGATCTAAAGTGACGTAGAAATCACATTTGGGAGATCGTTCAACGGCAGGACGACAGACTTTGAATCTGTCTATCTAGGTTCGAATCCTAGTCTCCCAGCCAGTATTAGCCCTTATGGGCTACAAAAACAAAACGGATCAACTAGCAAGCCAACGACGTTGGTACAGCAACCATAAAGTTGAAGAGGTCGAACGAGTTCTTCAACGCCGACGTGATTTATACGACTGGCTCCGCAAATTAAAGAGAACTCTTAAGTGCAATCGGTGTCCCGAGAGTTTTTGGGTATGTTTGGATTTTCATCATACCGATCCAACTGAGAAGGACATGAGTGTGGCGCAGGCTGTTCGCAACGGTTGGAGCAAGAAACGCATCTTGGCTGAAATTGCCAAATGCGAGGTTCTTTGCAAGAACTGCCACGCGAAAGAGCACGCCAAAATTGGGAAGTAGCTCAATTGCGTAGAGCAACTGCCTTTGAAGCAGAAGGTTGGGGGTTCGAGTCCCTCCTTCCCAGCCAAATTCTCATGACTACCCATTTCATGGGTATGGACATCCTTCACAAATTCATTCTGGGCGGTGAAATCTACCTCGCCGCCGCTTCAGGACTCGTTGTCGTTAGTGCGTTGTTCCGTAGCTGGCATCACCTTCGCGGCACATCGAACACCATGCCAATGAACCCCGCGAACATCGCTATCGCTATGGCGAAGTCCAATAACGAAAGCCGCATCCACCGCTGGCTAGACGCGTTCGATATTTTCTTGAATGTCAGTTTTATGAACGGGTCCAACGATGAAACGATGTCCGCGCACGCATGGCGAGCATCCGTCGAAGGTCATCTGTGGGGCAAGGCGATGAACTGGTGGTTAAGTGGCTTCCAGCCGAACCACGGGTATCAAGCCGCTTGCGGCGATCTCCAGCGGGCGCTGAATCGCATGGCTGTTGAGAAGAAGGCGCTCGGCCTTCAGTAGTTACGCCGTGCTGGTGCCTGTTCTTTGGTCCTTGCCTGTAAAAATTCCGCAGCTTTAATCAGCAATGCGGGGTCATCCGAGAAGCACCCCATACCCTTGTTGTGCCAAACCAGTGCAATTTTGAGCATTTTGTGATAGACTTTTGAATGTGACTGACACTACCATTTTCAGCCATAAATCAAGTTTCAAAATTCCTAGCCAAAGTGCAACCCCCTTCGGTATAATGGGGACGAGGAGAATACATGGGAACAACTTGTCCATTGAATGATCTCGGGTTACATTTTTGTCAATGTAAGGATGAGCCAGTTCGGTCGATCAACTCGAAAGAAGAGTTTACCCGCGCACTGACTCGCCTTGTCCTCACGCTAGCCGCTAAACTCGATCTGACGCCAACCGATCTATATGGTGTGGTTGTTCGACTTCGTGACATCGATTCCGAGATCGTCACGAAATTCACCGAAGCACATGCGGGACAGACTTTTGGTACCGCCGTTGAAGCGGGGCAGCGTAGCATGGAATTTCGCCGCGAATACCTCACCGCCCTTCTGGAAAAGGAATCACGATGAGGTTCGTCTTTCTACTCATAGGGATACTGAGTTCCGTTGTAAAATTGTTTGCTAGCGCTCCCGTAGTTCCACGTAAAGACGGTATCGTGGACACTGGAATTATATCTAGTGAACCGTTTTCCGACGATTTCAGCGGTGGAAAACTTGACCTTGAAAAATGGACGCCCGGCTGGTGGAAAGCGACAGACTCTAAGCATGGATTGAATCTCGGCAGTTATAAAGCAGAGAATTTGGATTTTTCTCATGGTATGTTGTCCATCAAGATCACGCAAACTCCCGACCGTGAGGAAGGCATTTTATCCTCGGGGGCGTTGATTTTCTCTAAACAACGGTTCGGGTTCGGAACTTACGAATTTGTAATGCGAATGACATCAACATCGTCCACACCAGATGGTCGTGGCGAGGTCCGCTCAGGAGCCATCTCCTCTGGTTTTATATATCGGCACACATCCGAGACCGAGATTGATCTTGAGTTTCAAGGTGGTAAGAATGCCATTTATATTTCAGTGTGGCACAACTTGAAGCCTGATGTCCCTCTGGACACGAACAGCGACAAGTGGCCTAAGCATACGCAAAGTGTAGAAAACAAATTGTTGAGCAACGGATTTCACAAGTACACGCTGATCTGGACTTCTAAGTCGGTTAGAGTTATCATCGATGGCAAATTGGCCGCCACTCAAACTAAAGACGTACCACAAATCCCAGCGAAAATCTTTATTCAACATCGTGGAACTAATAGCCGTAGTTGGGGCGGGGAAGCTACACCGAACGTAACTCGCTACTTTTATGTCAAGAGCGTCATCTTTACACCTGAGGCCGTCAAATGATTAGTATCCTTTTTTACACGATCATTTTTGCCATAGCTGTGATAGGTATTCTTCGCCGCAGATGGCGGAAGGGGAAACACTAATGTTGCTGTTCTTATTTTGTTTCATACTCATTATACCCCTGTTTGTGATTGCAACGCGATCCGTTTTTACATTTTTTCCAGAAAGTGTTCATCCGAAGACATTTCAGGTGAAGAAGGATTTCAATTACACACCGACCGTGGCGGTCATTATCCCTTGCTATAACGAAGGCGAGGCGGTCTACACCACCATCAAGGCAGTGTGGGATAGTGACTATCCGAAGGAAAACCTGAAAGTTTACCCACAGGACGACGGCTCCGTGGATGACAGCTATACTTGGATGCTCAAAGCTGCAACGGACTTCGACCGTGTATATCCAGAGCGCAATCCGCAAAACCTGAGTAAAACACACACCTATCTAAGGGCTATGGATCGCTCAGAATCGGAGATCGTCATTAACGTGGATTCAGACACAATTGTTGAGCCTCATACAATTCGGAACCTCATCGCGTGTCTTGCAGATGAGCGTCTCGGCGTCGTGGGTACGCCCGCAGGATTGGTCAATGGGAATGACAGCTTGTTGACTGGAATGCAAACCTTCAATTGGAGTCTATACAATCAATTCATCACAAACATGGAAAGCGCTTTTCGAGCCAATCAGGTTATCGGTGGATTCGGCCTTGCGGTTCGTCGCCATTTACTGGCAGGTATCGCCGATCAAATCCGCACACGAAACTGGTTTGGCTGTTCCACGAAGGATGGCGAAGACCGCTATATAACCCACTTGATTCTCTTACAGGGATTAGGCAGTTACATCGAGCAGAGCGCGACCGTGCGGACATCCGCCATGCCCGACTATCCTAAATTTTGGGGTCAACAGGTTCGGTGGCGTCGTAGTAGTTATCGCAGTTCGTTATGGGTTCTTAGAACACTGTGGTTTCACATCAACCACATGCCTATGATGGCGATATGGGCAATTCTCGCTCAACTGTACTTGTCTTTCGCGGCATTCATCCTCGTGGTCTATTTTTTGTTCGCAGGGCCGTTAACACTGCTAAATCCCATCAGGCTCATCACTTTCCTCGGCGTAGCGATTGCGCTCATTATTTTTTGGGATCGCGATATGAAATATCAAAAATTAAGAAACCCTTTCAAGATGTTGTTAGCCATACCGTGGGTCATCTTTAGTCAATTTTATCTGGCGGTGGTTTGTTTGCTTACTCTCGATCAAGACGCATGGGGAAATAGAGACAAAAAGCAAGATACCAAGTCAGAAAGAAACCAAACCAACAGGAGAACAAAATGAAATTGCAAACGGTTAACAACCTCAGGGCCGTCATCCTTCCCGTCTATCGAGTGTTTTCGATGCTCACCCTATACGGTATCCTCTTTTGCATTTTGGCATATGCGGGCGCGATGTTGTTCTACGCTGGAAGTTCATCGTGGATTGTGCCTTTCGTAGTTTCGAATTCGGATACCACCGTCCTGACCATTACCAGTCAGCTAACCG